TCGGGATCGCCCAGGAGCTCCGCGATTCCGGCGTGACCCTCGTTGGCGTGGACTTCTACGAGAAGGTGCGTGAGGGAGTCGAGGAGGTCTTCGGCGCCGGGACGCCGCCCGCCGGCAAGGTCGAAGGGGCTCGCGGCTCCGGAGCTGGTGCTGGGGGTCCCGCTGCGCGTGGAGGGAAAAGCTATGCCTCCCTCCCTGCCGATGCCCGCGCCGCCTGCGACGCTGATGCGAAGAACTTCGTCGGCGAAGGCAAACGTTACAAAACCGTGGCGGAGTGGCAGAAGCGCTACGCCGAACTTTACTTCGAGGATTGATCATGGAAAAACTGAACCCAGCCAACCGCTCCGGCGGTGCAGAACGCAAGCGCATCCCGATGAGTGTACCGGTGCAGAAGCTCTCTGTCCCGGATATTCCCGGGTATCATTTGCACTGGTTCCAGGGGACGCCGGAGCGGCTCGAACGGGCGCTCGAAGGCGGCTATGAATTCGTGGACGAGATCGAGACGGCAGTGCCGGATGCAGGGCTGGGGGGAACCTCCACTCGCACAGGCAACACCGACCTTGGGACTCGCGTGAGCATAGTGGCAGGGAAAGAGGTAGGTGCGGACGGACAGCCGATTCGGCTGGTCCTGATGAAGATCAAGCAAGAGTGGTACGAGGAAGATCAAAAACTGGTCGAAGAGCGCAATCAAGCGACGATCGACTCCCTTCTCGGTGGGACGCAGAACGCAGGCGGGCACGATTCCAGCCATCGTTACGTGGACCGCGAGCGGACTGTCATTCCTGACTTTTTCAAACGCAAGGTGGTCCGTCGGACTGCCGCTTAACTTTCGGAGGTTTTCATGGCAAACGAAAATCGTCCTGCCGGCTTCATTCCGCGGGAGTACCTCAACGGTGCGCCCTGGAACGGACAGGCTCGACTTTACTCAATCGCGGCGGCCTACGGCACCGCACTCTATGTCGGTGATCCGGTCATCTCGAGTAGCTCGGCAGACGCCAACGGCGTGCCAGGGATCGCGCGGGGTGTCGGCACGGGAGCTCTGCGCGGGGTGATTGTAGGACTGGGTAAGACGCCCGGTGGCCTCTTCAACCCGTCGAATCTCGACATCACCTATCGTCCAGCTAACGATCCCGCGGTCTGGTATGCAGCGGTAGTGGATGATCCAAACGTGCTGTTTGAGATCCAGGAAGAGTCCAATGGCACACAACTGGCGGCAACGGAAGTCGGGCTGAACCAGATCTCCCTCGCAGGCACCGGCAACGGATTCGTGAGTGGGTGGCAGGTTCGTTCCACCTCTGGTGCCACGGCGGCCACGACTGCAACCCTGCAGCTGCGCCTCATGGGCCTGGTACAGCGTCCCGGCAACGCTTTCGGTGCATACGCCAAGTGGCTTGTGCAGATCAATGTTCACGAACTCGGCCACGGCACTGGTGCCGCCGGCGTCTAAGGAGAATCTGCTATGCCAGGTGGTGTTATCAATACAGGCGTGCATCCGAAATTGCTCTGGCCCGGGGTCTTTACGATCTGGGGCCAGACCTACGACGAGCATGCGGCGGAGTACACGGACCTTTACGAGGTTCGCAGTTCCGACAAGGCCTACGAGCAGGGCGTGCAGGTCACTCCCTTCCAGAATGCGGTGGTGAAGCCGCAAGGCGCTCCGGTCACCTATGACGGCGAGGTGCAGGGTGTCGTCACGACCTACACCCACGTCGCGTATGCGCTGGGTTTCATCGTGACGTTCGAGGAGCTGCGCGACAACCTGTACAAGGAAGTCGCCACGCGTCGTGCTCGCGCGAACGCCTTCTCGATGCGGCAGACCGTCGAGGTCGTCTCGGCGATTCCTTACAACACGGCCTTCGTCACGACCAACTTCACCACCGGCGACGGTGCTGCGCTGTGTTCGACTGCCCACGTGAACGCGACGGGCGGTACCTACAGCAACGCGCTGAGTCCCGCGGCCGACTTGGCCGAGGCATCTCTTGAGGACATCTGCATCCAGATCATGGGTGCGCAGAACGACACCGGGCAGCAGATCAACCTGATGCCCCAGTCGCTCCACGTGTCCCGGCAGGAGTGGTTTAACGCGAACCGCATCCTGGGTTCGGTGCTGCAGTCCGACTCGGCGAACAACAACATCAACGTGCTCAAGGCGGTGAACGCTTTCCCCAAGGGCATCAAGATGAACCACTACTTCACCAACGCAGGGCCGTGGTTCGTACGAACGAACTGCCCGGAGGGGATGACGTTCTTCTGGCGCGATGAGCCGATGTTCGACAAGGACAACGACTTCGACACCAAAAATGCTAAAGCTGCGTCGTATATGCGGTTTAGCATGGGATGTACTGATCCCAGGGGAATCTACGGGAGCAATGGACCGTAACAGGTTCGGGTGAGTATCCCGCGCGGGTTATGTTACCGTAATCCGCGCCCTTTTCATGTAACTGTTGGAGGGTAATCATGAGCAAAAATGCAGCTGGTTTTAACGAGGCAGTCGTCTACGCACGGGCGACTTCTTTCCCTTATCGCGCGGGCTTGGGTATGATCCCGAGCGCAGAGTTCGCGGTATTCATGGATGATTTTCTGGGTGCGGTGACAACCAACGTTCCAGTTGGCTGGGACGCCACCCTGATCGACACAGGCGCAACGGTCGTCACCAGTACGATTGCGGGCAGCCTTGGTGCCTCAGGCGTCCTTCTGTTCGACTCGGACGGTGCCACGGAAGGCGCTTGCGTCTACGGCGAGAAGTGCATTCAGCTGACTTCCGGCAAGCGCTTCTTCATGGAGATGCGTTTCCAGACCGAAGTCGCGGATGACTCCGACGTGCAGTTCGGCCTCAGCGCCCTGACCGCCGTGGTGAATCCGGAAGACATCTGGACCACAGCCGCGGACAACGTCATCGCCTTTGGCGTCTTGGACGGCAGCGCCACGGTGAAGATGCTCAGCGACGCCGGCAACAGCGGAACTTCCGCGCAGACTGGAACGATCGATCTGACCAGCGCCACTTGGCACACACTTGCCATCGCCTTCGACGGGTACAACCTCCGCGGTTACGTTGACGGTCGGGAGGCGTTGTTGTGGTCCGGAGCCGCCGCGACCATCCCGACGGGCGTGGCCCTGGCCCCGTTCTTCGGATTCCGCAATGGCAGCGCAGCGACAACTGAAGGCTACTGCGACTACGTCCGCTACGCCCTGGAGCGTTAACCATGCGTCCGCAAAGCGTAACCCTCAGCGCGGCGGGCTTCTCGTCGTGGCTGAATATTAATCGGATGCCTCAAGGAAACTTCGGCGTCGCCATTGCGGTGAAACTGTCCTCCGGGGCATCTCTCACCTACAGTGTCCAACACACCAGCGATCCGTTGTATAACGACTCCACCAAGGAATGGTCGGCCAGCCGGACAACAACTACTGGCACCATCACCAAGACCAATCATGGCCTATCGGTTGGTGACTGGACTCAGATGGACGCCGCCGCCCCGTTTAACACGGCCTTGGCCGTCGCGAGTGTGGTAGACGCAAACAACTATACCGTGACGGTGCCAGACTCTGGCGTCACCTCGGTGGCGAAGGGGGCCTCCAATCTCTGGACCGCACAGGTGTCGGAGACGAGTGGGATGTCGGCACAGACTGCATCGAAAGACGGTAACTACGTTGTTCCGCCGACTGCTTGTCGTCTGGTCATCACCTCGTGGACCAGCGGTTTTGCAACCCTTGACGTTCGGCAGGTGGGTTAAATGGGCGGGTTTTCTTCTAATCCCATTGAGTTATCAAGCGACGGCACATCCCTGGTGTCAGGGGATGGGGTTGTTCGGTTGAATTCGCCTCCCTTCCCGTCGCAGCTCCAGCTCGGGGCGCAGATCGTGGACTGGGGCAGCGCCACGGCATCAGGTGGACTCGGCACGACCGGCACGACCACATCGTTCCTGCGCGGCTCGTCGCTTGGCTACTCCATCACGGTGACGGGCGCAGGCGGCCGGATTCGCGTTGCCACGCCGGCTCTTGTCGGCACGGCAATCAAGCAGCTCGGCTTCTTCTTGTATAACCCCGGCCCGACTACTCGGGCGCTGACGGTGTACCTCACCAAGACGGCGGGCACCTACACGGCATTCAGCAGCGCAGCCATCGCAGTGCGTCCCGGCGCGGGCTACTACACACTCAACCGTGGAGCTTTCGACCTTGGGGCATCGGGCGGTGGTTTTGCATGGGCGACCGATACGCTGGCTGAAATCCAGTTGACACTGACAAACAACGGCGCGGGCGACACGCTGGCGTTCGCAACTGGCGAGTCCCTGATGTTCGGCGGAATTTTCATCAACCCGAAGGTTGACACAAAGGCCAAGTTCTTGCTGTGGTCCGACGACGGCAAGAACAGCAACATCGTCCCAGCGGCAACGTCGATTGCTGGTGGTGATGGTGTTTCTCGCAGGCACAGCCTTGCGTCATTCATCAGCAGCTACGGATTCACATATTCCGCGTGCATCATCGGATCGCAATTGGATCAGACTAACTACCTGACGACCGCGCAGATGCTCACGCTGCAGTCGATGGGCGTGATGATTGCGAACCACTGCCGCCACTTTGGCACATCGTCAGAAGTGTCAGGATCAACGACCGGCGACGGGCTGCGGGTTCTTGGTCCGTATGGGTATGGCCTGTCCCCTGCTGGCGAGAAAACACTGAGTTACGGGACCGTCAAGAACGACACTTCGCTGATTGTTTCCGAGATTCAAGACCAGATCACCTTTCTGGAAGCCCTGGGCGTTACCACTGCGGGACACTTCGTATTGCCAGAGGGCGGATTCGATCAGTACGTGTGTTCAGCTCTCGATTCCATCGACAAAATTAAGACGGTGCGCGGCATCGGAACACAGCGCATCACCAATGGCTGGTCGCAGTTCGGCTTCAAGAACAACGCGGCCAACGGCCAAAACTGGCGCGGCAAAAAGTATTTCCTTGGCGGTGGGGTGCAACTGGACGTAGCCGCGACCGCTGCGACCGCCACGATCCAGGCGTATGTCGATGATGTCATCACCGCCGTAGGTATTGGGCAGTCGTTCATTCATGATTTCAACCACACGGACCTTGGCGGCGGGCTGTACTCGGACACTGCAACAAAAGCCCTTTGCGACTATCTGGTCACAAACGCTGCATACATCGACGTGGTGACGCCGGAAACGCTGTGGAACACGCTGCCCTACGCGCAGATCGATTGAATCCCATCCCCTGCCGGTCCACCTAGAAAATGACCATTGGAGCCTATGACGTGACAACTCTGAGGGCAGTTTCATGACCACTCCTTCCAACAACACTCCTCTCGCGATCGTCCAAGACGCGTACTTCGACGCGGGGCTGATCGGTCTCGGACAGAACGCGAACGGGGAGCAGCTGGTCCTGGGCATGCGGCGCCTCACAGACATGATCAATCTGTGGCAGACCCAGGGGTTGAAGCTCTGGCTGAACATCATCACGCCCGTCATCCTCGTCGCAGGAACGAGCACGTATACTCTTGGGCCGGCGGGAAGTGTTGCGATGACCAAGCCGCTTCGGGTGGTTGAGGCTTGGTATAGCGATGCGTCGGGGAACCGTCGGCCCATCTTCCCGCTGTCGCAAAGCGACTACGCGCGGCTGAGCACCGTGACGCAGCAAGGCGCGGTGACGCAATACTGGGTGCAGAAGTACCAGTCGATCCTCGGAGTTTTCCTCTGGAACACGCCAGATGCAACGGCGGCTCTGGGCTCGGTCAGCCTCATCCTTCAGGCCCAGGTGACCAACTTCTCCACCGTGACGGAGGATATGAACTTCCCGACGGAGTGGCGGATGGCTCTGCGATGGGGCCTCGCGGATGAGCTGGCGACAGGGCAGCCCCAGGCGATCATGGACCGTTGCCAGGCCCGCGCTCTCGCCTATCGGACGATGTTGGAGGACTGGGATGTCGAAGACGCGCCGGTGCGCTTCGCCGCCGATACGTCTCAAGGCACATTCCCCGGGAGGTTCCGCTGATGGCCCAGGCCGAAACCGTCACCTTCCCGAAGCGCTTTCCGCTGATCATTCAGCCGGAGAATCGCGATGCAGATACGGCGAAGGACGCGAAGTTGATCAACGCCTACGTGGAGCGGGAGCCGGGGCAGCAGGACCCGCACCTGTACAAGCGACCGGGGTTGCTGCAAACAGGCACGACGAAGGTGGGTTCGGGCTTTGGCGTGTACAACTGGCTCGGAGACATCTACTCGATCTTCGGCGCGACGATGTACAAGAACGGAGTGGCCCTCGCGGGCACCCTGGACACGACAGGCGGCGTGTATCGATTCTCCCAGTCTCTTGGCGCGACGAAGCGGATGCAGTTCGGGAACGGAGTGGCGTCGTATAACTATGACTCAGGCGCCGGCATCGTTGCTATTCCCTACACGGACAACTTTCCCAACCCGCCAGTGAAGGGATGGGCGTATCTCGACGGCACTACCTACGCGATGAACTCCGACGCGAGTGTTCGCGGCTGCGCGGAGATTAACGACCCGACGGATTGGAGCGACATCCTCAACCGCCTCACCGCGCAGATCGAGGCGGATGGCGGGGTGTTCCTGGCGCAGCAGCTCGTCTATGTCGTCGCGCTGGGGCAGTGGTCGACCGAGTTCTTCTACGACGCGCAGAACGCGACAGCGAGTCCCCTAAGTCCTGTGCAAGGGGCGAAGATCAACTTCGGCTGCGCGAACGGGGACTCGGTGCAGGACATCGACGGGACGCTGTTCTGGCTCGCGATCAATCGGTCGGCGGCTGTGCAGGTTATCATGGTCGAGCAACTCAAGCCGACGATAGTTTCGAGCAAGGCGCTGGAGCGGATTCTCGGAGCCGCCGATCTCAGCTCGGTCTACTCCTTCGGCATCAAGTACGGCGGTCATCGTTTCTACGGTATCACTCTGGTGAACGAAAATCTCACCTTCGTCTACGACGCCGCGGAGAAGATGTGGGCGCAGTGGACGGACGCGAATGGAAACTACTGGCCAATCTCCAGTGTGACGTATCAGGCGAATGTTGGCACAATCCTTCAGCACGCGTCGAGTGGAAAGCTGTACCTGCTGGACGCCGCCTATACCAGCGATGACGGAGCCGCGATTCTCACAGACATCTACACCCCGAACTTCGACGGCGGCACGCGGCGGAGGAAGCAGCTCAACATCCTCGGCTTCCTCGCTGATCAAACCGCTGGCAGTTCCCTCGAGGTCCGCTACAATGACCACGACTATGATCCGGCGAAGTGGAGTAACTTTCGCCCGGTGGACCTCAGCGTGGAGAAGCCCTTCCTTGAGAACAACGGGAGCTTCGTTCGCCGTGCCTACCACATCCGGCACCGCTCGAACACGCGCCTTCGCATGCAGGGCCTTGAGATGCAAGTCGACTTGGGCACGCTATGAGTACTTTCCAGCCGCCGCCAACATGGGCCTTGCCGGTGCTCGTGGACGAGCGCACGAAGGAAGGGCAATTCAATCCCATCTGGCTCAAGTGGTTCGTGGACCTCGCGCAGGTTCTGTCGAGCTTCGGCGGCGGCTCGGGGAGCGCGGATCACAACATGCTGAGCAACCTCCAAGGTGGTACGACAAATCAGTTTTACCACCTCAGCCAGGCACAGCATGCGGCCCTTATCGCGCTGGAGCCCTTCCCCGTCGGGTCGATCTTTACGTCGATCAGTCCGACAAATCCGAGCGTTTCTCTTGGCTACGGGACCTGGGCAGCCTTCGGTGTTGGCAGGGTCCTTGTCGGCGTGGACATCAGCAATCCTGATTTCGATACGGTTGAAGAGACCGGCGGCAGTTTAACTCAAACCTTCAGCGTTTAAGGAGCTATCATGGCAGCAGGCGATTTCAAATGGTTCGCGCAAGCGATTCACGACATCGGCAACAAGATTATTGACCTGGACACGGACACGATCAAGTTCGGGCTGGTTACGAACACGCTCGTCCCGACGGTGCTGCTAGCGGGGCCGTGTTGGGGCGCTGGCGGCTCTAGCAACATGAGCACCAACCAGATCGCCACGGCGACGAGTTACACAGGCCCGATCACGCTGGCGTCGGTTACGTGGACCAAGGATAATACCGGCGCGGTGTGGGACGCCGCAGACCCGAGCGTGATCGCGCAGGACGCAGGCGGCGCGACGAATATCGCGTATGCGATCTTCTATAGCGACACGGCGGCGAACAAGAACTGCATAGGGTTCATGGAACTGTCCACGACCGGCGCGATTTCCCTTGTTGCAGGTTCATTGACCCTCACGTTCAACGCCTCCGGCATTGGACGATTCACGCAGAGCTAAGGAGACGACATGGCAACCTATATTGAACTGCACGCTCTGCGCGGCGCAGCCTCGACGGAACCGCTGAAGCAAAAGATCGCCGTCGCGATTGCCATCAAGGCGAACGTCATTGCGAAACTGCCGACGCCGACGCCGGGGCAGCATGCATGGGCAGTCTCTGCACTGGCCGACCCGAACAAAGACGCCGGCAC